ATACATTAACCAGATCGACAACGCACCGAGGCGTAACGATTGCGGGCCTGCGTGCGTCGTGATGATGACCGGCGTGTTTCATCCCGATCGCGTGACGCCGGCCAACGTGACGATGCTGTCGAAGATGTTCGACTCGCCGCAGGACGGCACCACGGCGGCTGATCTGGAGGACATGGGCGTCTATACCGGAATCTCTCTCTACCAGCAGGCGACGCCGCAATACCCGTATGTCGCGCTGGTTGACTATCGGAGACTTCCGTATCGATCCCAGCCGCAGGGCGATTTCGGTCACTGGATTGTCCGGCTGAGCGACACGAGCTACCACGATCCGCTTTACACGGCACAGCGCGGCGCACATCTCACGACATCGAAGGACACGCTCGACCGTGCAGAAATCGAATGTCGCAGGTGGTCGCGGACTGCACCGCTTCGCGTTTCATTCAAGGAGAGCATGAGTCAATCATCTGGAAAGGCGCGCATCAAGACGAGCGCGTGGAACGTGCGCACACAGCCGACTACATCGGCGCAGGCCATCGGCTATCTCATGCAACCCGGCCAGGAATTTGAAGTCCTGGGCATGGTGACCGGTACGGATAAACAGCCGTGGGGACGCGTCACGGTTACCGCCGGTGGCTTGCGCGTTGGAGATGGATACCTTCGCGCCGATGGCTGGCAGTGGGTGACGACACCGACGCCTGTTCCGCCTGCGCCTCCGCCAGTGAGCGATTGGAAGGACGCGAAGTATCTGCTCGGCGTGTCGTGCCTGAACGATGGTGACGCGGGCATGGACGCTCTCGCGCGAGGATGCCGCAGCGTGCTGTTCATGGATAACCTCATGGGCGCAGCAGACGCCGCGCGTAAATATCCAGACGCTAAGATCATGTCGCGCTTCTGGTTTCAGACTGCTCCGGATCCCGTGTGGCTCGCCGATCACGCAGGCGCTGGACTGACCGACATTCCCGGGAACATGTGGACGACCTGCGCGAATGAATGCGACTGGATTTGCTACGGCACGCCGGAGGAGCTGCGTAAGCGTTTCGAGTACGAGCGCACGTTCGCCGAGGCGATGTGGAAGCGCAACCCGGCGCGCAAGATCATCATTGGCGAATTCAGCCACGGCACACCGGATATCACGAATCCGGAGATCGTGCGGACGTTCCGCGAGACGTACTACCAGTTCGCAATCGCGAATTCCGCGCGCGTGAAAATTGGATGGCACCTCTACACGAAGGGCAAGCGCACGTCAGATGCACCGCCGACGGATGCGCCGATCATCGGGCCTGAATGGTTCGAGGGACGCGACAACTCGTTTTGGATGCAATGCGGAGGCGACAAGCGCGTGATCCATACCAGCGGTGAGACTGGCGTAGAAGCTGGCGCAGGCGGCTTTCCTTGGGCAGGCTACAGCGATGATCAATTCGCGCGCTGGTGCTCGTGGTGGTTGCAGTATCGTCGCTCGTTTCCCGTCGTGCTCGATGGCGCGTGTATCTTCCAGTACGGCTACCATCAGAACTGGCAGGGCTACGACGTGCGGCGTTACGCTGGGATCCTCGAGGACTTCTGGAAGGGACGCCGACAATGATTAGCTTTGACGCGACGGTCTACAAAGTGCAAACGCTGCTTGATGGTGGAATTCGCGTCACGTTGGACTTGCCAGAGTATGCTATTAACGCAGCGGCTGAGCTGATGAAAATGAAGCGCGATGAAGTTGCTTTGCGCGTTGGAGTTGTGGAACATGAAGCCGGGACGAACGAGGATTGAATTCGATCTAAAAGAAGTTGAAGCTGCGGCAGCTGAAGGCCTGAACGAGTCTGAGGTAGGCGCGCGTCTCGGCGTTTCACTAGATACGATTCAGAGACGCAAAAAGGATAATGCGGCATTTGCGGCGGCTATGAAAACTGGCCGTGCTCGCGCTCATGCCGCTGTGTCCTCTCGGCTCATGTCACTAATCAAGAAGGGAAACCTCGGCGCGATCGTATGGTACGAGAAGACACGGAAGGGATACTCCGATCGTGTGCAGCAGGAGATGACGGGACGCGATGGCGAAGCAATCAAGATCACTAGCAACGTCTTCAGTCACACGGCCGCAGTTGCCGCCATTGCGAGCCGATCAAACGCGCATCATCACGAATCCGGCGAGAACGAAAGTGGTGGCGATGGGGCGCCGGTGGGGTAAGTCGTTCATGGCTCATGTCTACGCTCTCACCTGCGCCGACATGGGCGGACACGTTGCATGGATTGCGCCGACGTACCGTAACAGTCGTCCACTGTGGCGAAGCGCCGAGCGCGCGATTGCGCCTATCGCCAATCGTCTCACCGTGCGCAGGTCGGAGCGCGAGATCATTTTCCCATCAGGCGGAAGTCTGTCGGTCTACAGCGCAGATAATCCTGATTCCATGCGCGGCATGGCGTTTGACGTGGTCATCATCGACGAAGCTTCGCGCGTATCCGAGGAAGCATGGACTGACGTGATTCAGCCAACGCTTGCGGATCGCGGAGGCACTGCCGTGCTGATCTCGACGCCTCACGGGCGCAACTGGTTTTACCGTGAGTGGTTGCGCGGGCAGCGGCACACGGATCGCATCGCCAGCTTCCAGGCGCCGACAAGCGCTAACCCGAATCCGCAAATCAAGGACGCATTCGAGCGCGCGCGGGAAGCCGTCAGCGATCGCACGTTCCGGCAGGAGTGGCTGGCCGAATTCGTGGACGACGGCGGAGGCGTGTTTCGCGGCGTGCGTGACGCTGTGCGCTCGGCGAAGATTGACGCGCGTGTGCAGGATCGCACGTACGTCGCCGGGCTGGACTGGGCGCTCAGCGGTGACTACACGGTGCTCACGATCATCGACCAGGTGACGCGCGAAGTGGTGTTCGTCGATCGATTCACCAACACCGAGTACAGCATGCAGCGCGCTCGAATTGCTGCGACGTGTGAACGTTTCGGCGTCTACGTGATCATCGCGGAGAGCAACGCGATGGGGAAACCGAACAATGACATGCTGCGCAGCGCTGGCATCCGCGTGCGAGATTTCAACACATCGAATTCCAGCAAGGCGCAGATCATCGAGTCGCTCGCGGCGGCGTTCGATCATCGGTCGATCGCGATCTATGATGACAGGACGCTCGTTGACGAGCTTGAAGCGTACGAAGGCGAACGTCTCCCCAGTGGACAAATGCGATACGGCGCGCCTGACGGCGTGCATGATGACACGGTAATGTCGTTAGCGCTGGCATGGACAGCGTGCGCCACAATGCCGATGTTCGGAGGCTAATTATGGGGATCATCGATCGAATCTTCGGACGCGGCAACGACGGCATTGCTGCGAAGGCGCTAGAAAAACCTGCGTGGTGGGGCAGCGTCTGGAACACGGACACGTCTGCCGAGAGCGGCGAATACGGCGACTCACCGACTGGACGCGTCGGCGCGGTGAAACACAACGTGTGGGCGTACAACTGCGTGCAGGCGCGCATGGCTGCTGTGGCTCAAGCGCCAATGAAGCTCTACCGCGGCTTCGGCGACGAAAAGCAGGAAATCGAAGATCATCCGGTGCTCGATTTGCTTCGCGTCGTGAATCCGGTGAATCTAAACGCGCGATCGTTTCGACGCGGCATTGAGCAACAGCTGAGTCTTCACGGTCGCTGCATCATCCAGAAAGTGCGCGGCGTCGGAGGCGTGCGAGAGCTCTACATCCTGCCGATGAATTTCCTTGAAATCGAGGAGGACGCGCGCGAATGGATCAAGGGTTTCACCTGGTTGCCGACGAACACGCTCGTGCCGCGCGCTGATGTGATCGACATCAATTATCCGTCCATGAACGGCGACGTCGAAGCGGACAGTCCGACAAGCGTCGCGCTCGATTCGATCAATCGCTACAACATCGCCGATCAGGCTCAGTCGAGCATCGATAAACGCGGCGGACAAAAGGGCGGCATGGTCATCCATCCGTCCGGAACGATTCAAGCCGACTTCGATCGTGCGCGCGCCGAATGGGATCGCTGGCGCAAAAACCCGAGCAACGCAGGGCGTGACATGCACGTGAGCGCAGGCTTCGACTGGCGCGGTGATGCGTTTAGTTCCAGTGAAATGCAGCGCGAAGAGCGCATGCACCGCATCGCCAAAGAGATCATGGCGCCGTATCGCGTGCCTCCGGCAGCAGCCGGTGATTTCTCGGATGCGTCAGTGCTCGCCAACGCTGGCGTGCAGATGCGAAGCTTATGGGACTTGTTCGCGGTTGACGAGTGTTCGTTCATCGCGGAGGAGCTGACCTACAGCCTGCTGCACGCCGAATGGCCAGACACGGCGCGCGCCGGGCTGTACTTCGAGCACGACCTATCGCAGATTCCGGCGATGCGCGAAGACAACGACTCACGCGTGCAGCGTGCGATTGCGCTTAATGCCTCCAACCTTGCCAGCGTGAACGAAGCGCGCGATATCGCCGGGCTGGAGAAGAGCGATGACGTTGCCGCGGATCGCATCCTGATGGAAGCGTCTCAAGCTGATGTCGTCGCCGATCCTGCGCCACTCATGGCGATCATTCAGTCGTTCGCTGCTGGTGCCATTACCGAGCCTGCCGCGGCGACGCTGCTGCGAATCGCTGCGCCGAATCTCACGGACGACCAGGTGGCGTCGTTGTTGACGACCGTGCCGAAGCCGGAGCCAAAGCCGGAGCCTGCGCCGATGGAAGTTGCGCCAGTGGAAGACGCGCCAGTGGACGACGCAGTAAATAACTTGCCGGTCGTGAAGGCCGTTGACACGTCGATTGATGATCCATGGACGCCTCCGCAGGCCGTGCAGCGCGCGGCAGAGAAAGGCCTGATGCTTCGTGAGGAATTCGGGCG